GATGAAGAATTAATCGAAAAAATTACAACAAATGGGGGTTTTATTCATTATATATCCTTATCGGGGGGAGAAAAAAGGAAGATCAATCTGGCAATTTTGCTTGCTATGAAAGATCTTCTTCACCTTACGGATAGCGAAGACTCTAATTTGTTGTTCTTCGATGAGGTTGCGGAAAATATTGATAAAGAGGGTATTGCTGGGCTGTACCAGCTGCTACAAGAAATTAAGAAAGATAAAACGATCTTCATAATAACTCATAATAAAGAATTGAAAACTCTGCTAGATTCTGTGCCTCGTATTTCTATTATGAAGCACAAAGGAACATCTACACTTAGTAGGAGATAAAAATGGCAATTACACAACTGACTGGTCTTGGACAAGAAATTTTTGAGAAACGCTACGCATACCCAGGGGAAACTAAGTGGTCAGAGAGAGCGAAGGTTGTTGCTAGAACAGCAGCCACAGCAGAGAAAGATGCAGATAAGGAAAAGGTTGAGAAATCTTTTTATGACGCTATCTCTTCTGGGGACTTCATCCCTGGAGGTAGGATCATTTTTGGAGCAGGAAGAAATGCTGGCAGGCACAACCTCCTTAACTGCTATGTTATTATCCCAGACGATAGTGTAGACTCAATTGGTAAGACCATTAGGGATATGTATAAAATCTCCTGTGCTGGTGGAGGTATTGGATTTAATTTTAGTAAGATCCGACCAAAGGGAGATGATATTGGTAGTGTTGCTAATTCTGCCCCAGGTTCGATCTCTGTTATGAAGATGATTAATGAGATTGGGGACCATGTAAGAGCAGGAAAGAATCGCAGAACAGCTCTTATGGGCATTCTTAATGTCACTCACCCAGACCTTCTAGATTTCCTTCATGTGAAGTTGGATAAGGGAGAGTTAAATAATTTTAATATCTCTGTTGCAATTACTGACCGTTTCTTGGAAGCGGTTGAGTTAGATGAGGACTGGTACTTTACTTTCAATAACAAAGAGTATCATCGGTATAACCTTGTAAGGAATGATAAAGATGTTGTGCAAGTAATTGCTCAGGATGAATCGGATGCCTTAGACAGAGCTAATAATTTCTACAAAGAAGGGTGGGAAGATACTTTCGTTGTGGTAGGACAGGAAGATATGAAAGCCCGAGAATTGTGGGATATCATCTGGAAGAATTCTGTAGAGTCTGGTGATCCTGGCATTTATAATATTGATCTGGCGAATAAATACACGAATGTTTCTTACTTTGAAAGTCTGGATTCTACTAATCCGTGTGGAGAAATTTCCCTTCCTTCTTATGGAAACTGTTGCTTGGGAAATGTGAATCTCTCTAACATGGTGTTAGAGAACGGATTAGATGTTGATTGGAAACGATTAGCAAAAACTGTACGCACAGGGATTAGATTTTTAGATAATGTTTTAACAGTAAACCATTTCCCTACAGATACTTGCCGATCCGTTGCACAAGAATCAAGAAGAGTTGGGCTAGGAGTTATGGGTTTGCATTATATGCTTATTAAGCTTGGGATTAAGTACGGTAGTGAAAAGTGTTTAGAGTTTCTTGAGAGGCTCTTTGCTACGATTCGTGATGAAGCCTACAAGCAGAGTATTTACTTAGCAAGAGATAAGTCTCCGTTCTCAAAGTTTGATAGGGATAAGTATCTGAAGGAAGAGTTTGCAAAGAGCCTTCCTGCAAGGATTAGAATGCTTATTAAGCGTTATGGTATTCGTAATGCTGTTATGCTAACCATCCCTCCTACTGGAACGATTAGTATGCTTATGGGAGTATCCTCTGGTCTTGAACCTATCTTTTCTGCTATGTATCTTAGAAGATACAGGGATGGAAATGTTTGGAAAGAGCAGTTGGTAGTTGATCCTTTGTTTAGAGAATACTACGAAAAAGGAGAGGATTTAAAAAACTTTGTTGGTGCCTACGATGTGTCCCCAGAAGATCACATTAAAGTTCAAGCAACTATTCAAAGGTATGTGGATTCCTGTATAAGTAAAACTATTAATCTTCCCCAAGAGGTTACTGCGGAAGAGTTTAGTAATGCTGCTCTAGAATACACTCCATATCTTAAAGGCTTAACTGTATATCGCGCAGGTTCAAAAGGTAATGAGCCTTTAACTGCTATCCCTCTCACTCAGGAAAATATTGATAAGCACATGAATGTTGGTTCTGAAACAGGGGTTGCAGATGGACAGGCTTGCTCTTTAGCAGAGGGAAGTTGTGGTGAGTGAAAAAGAAAAAGAGTGGCCCTCCTTACCTGAAGATGGAGACGATATAGAAGAATGATTTACGAGTTTGTTTGTGAGGATTGTGAGCTTATATGGCAGAAGGAAGCTCCTATGGCAGAAGCTCCTAAAAGATCTAAATGCCCTGAGTGTAAGAAGTTTAAACCTAAACTTATACATTCTCCTGTGTTTCATCTTAAGGGTGACGGATTTCATGCTACCAAGAATGCTTATAAAAATTCTAGGAAGAATACAGATGACATAAACGAATTTTATAATACTGCTACAAAAAATTCTAAAAAAAGAATGAAGACTGGTTGGCAAAATTATTCTAGAATGGATATTGATCATCAATACTTTGAAGATAGTGGACGATATAAGAAACTAACTGAGAAGCAAATTGAAGCTAGAAAACATTCAACAGAAGAGATAGGACCAAAGCTAAGAAATAAACACACGAAACCGCCCCAAAAATAACAACCTTCCCCTATAACAGTACAGACAACAGACCAAGGAACCAGCATGGCTTACGAATTTAACGATAACATTCAGAGAGGTATTTTATACCTTTTAAAAACTAAACGAGACTTCTACTTACAGATAATAAATTTAGTTAAGCCTGAATATTTTGAATTCCCATCACATTCAAAGATCTTTGAAGCAGTTAATGAATATTACTCTAAGTACCAGAAGCTGCCTAGTGATAGTTTTATTCTAGAAGATGTTAAGAATAAACTAGCACCAAAAGAAGAGTTATTTGATTACGAGGATGAGCTAAACTATATTAATAGTCTAGATACCTCTGCAATTGATAACCCAGATTATTACATGGATTTGGTGGAGAGGTTCGCCAAGAATGAGTCCATGAAGCAGGCAATTCAGCAAGGTATTACTCTTCTAAAGGATAATCGAGTTGAAGAGATTGAGGAGGTTGTTAGAAACGCTCTAACTGTACGCAGGACAGTTGATGTTGGACAGAATTATTTTGAGGATCTTTCAGAAAGATGGGATAGGGTTTTCAATATTGAGTTCAAGGAAAGATACAAGACTATCTTCCCTACTTTGGATAAATCTCTTGATGGGGGTTTAAGTAGGAAGGAATTGGCTATGGTCGTCGCGCCCCCTGGAGTTGGAAAGTCTATCTATTTAGTGAATCAGGGTGTTAAGTCCTTGACGGAAGGAAGACAGGTTCTTTACATTTCCTTGGAGATGAGTGAGGATAAAATCGCCCAAAGATTCGACTCAATCTCTACTCTAATACCTCAGAGAGAACTGAAAAGACCTGAGACACAATTAAAGGTTAAAGAGAGGCTAGATCTTTTTGCTGAACGCTTCTCAGGAGCAAAGTTAATCATTAAAGAGTTCCCTACAGGAACAGCAACCATTAATACTATTAGATCCTTGCTGGTTCAGTTAAGAAACCATGAAGATTTTGAACCTGATCTGATTATTGTAGATTACATGGAGTTGATGCGCCCAATCCGAGAAACTTTACAGGAGTACCAAGCACAACAAAAGATTGCGGAAGAGATGCGTGGACTTGCTATGGAATACAAATGTTTGATTTGGACTGCAACCCAGACCAACAGGCAGGGTAGGTCAGTTAAACTAATTACTGATTCTGAGTTAGGCGATTCTTATGGTAAAATTAGAACTTGTGATTTCGCAGTTTCTTTAAATCAGACTGAAGAAGAACTTGACAATGAGCGTATGAGAGTGTATGTTATTAAGTCTAGGAATGGCCCAACAAGATTTGTTGTTCCTGCCCATGTGGACTATTCTACCCTAACTATTAAAGAAACTGATGGACTTGATTAAATGAAACTAAAAAAAACAACAGAGGAGGAGGTTGTCGAGTCTTCTATTTTAATGGGAAAGTTAGCAACACATAAAATTACCCAGGTTGACGCTGGTTGGAGAAAGTTTGATATTATCTTCCTAAAGGATCTTAGGGAAGAGGGAGAGAAATGCTGGGGTAAGATAGACTTTGATAAATGTGAACTCTTTTTAGAACATGATATGGATGATAGTATTGCTAGAGAAACTATTCTACATGAGATACTGCATATTGTTCTAAATTTAGTTGGATTTGATAAGGAACACACAGAGGGAGAAATTATTTCCACAAACGAGGAGATGGTTACTAGAATCACTAGAGGATTGATGGTTTTGATAAATTTAAACGAAAAGCTTTTCAAAATTTTGATGAACAAGGTATAATACACTATGAAAAAATCAGAACAACTGCTGGCTGCTTACGAGGATCTTACCTGGGATAATTATATCATTATCGCAGATGCCTTGATGAAGTATGATAAGCATGAGATAGATAAAGAGCTTTCCCGTCAAGCTTCTATCTTTTCATACTATAATGGTCTACTAGCATACGCAAAGATGGAAATGGAAGATGCCAACCTTGTACTAACAAAGGCTATGGCTCAAATCAGAAAAGAACAAAGACAACAGCCTGGAAAACAAACAGCGAAGGATCTAGACGATTTTGTATTCGCTCACCCAGACTATGCAACGAACAACAAGGCAGTTAACGATATTACTTTTAAGTATAATCTAATTAAAGGTCTTGTTCAGGCATTGGATCAGAAAGCATCTATGTTAGTTCAACTTAGTGCTAATTCCAGGGCCGAAACTAAACTATATAACTTACCAAACTAATAACTTGGAAACTAATAACTAAAAAACGGAGAAATAGATGGCTATTGATTTAAATGCCTTACGGCAAAAACACGCTGAACTTAGCAAGCAGGGTACTGGGGAAAACCAAAGTTTTCTCGAAAACTTTATTGCTCTAAAGGACGGCACTAATGTAATTCGTATTCTGCCTGGAAAGGATGATGCGGATTTTTATGCTGAAACCAAAATTCACAGGATTTCAGACAACGAAGGTAAGATTCGGAACTACCATTGTCGGAAAATACATGGAGAGGCTTGCCCTCTTTGTGATGCATATTTTGGTCTGTGGAAGACTGGTAATAAGTCTGATGAGGATACAGCAAGGCAGATTAAGCCCCGCGCTCGTTACTACATGAATGTTGTAGATCGTGAAAGTGGTGCTGTTAAAATTCTGTCTATCGGTGTAATCCTTTTCAAGAAGATTATTGGAGCCATGCTCGATGAAGACTTCGGTGATATTACCGATCTCGAAAACGGACATGATTTCAAGATCATTAAGACTATGGAAGGCCAATGGCCTCGTTATGATCAATCTCAGCCCCGTCCTAAGTCGGAGGCAGCAGGAAGTAATGCTGAGATTGCTGGTTGGATGGATAGCCTCCATGAAATTCATAAGCTTGTAAAGTTAGAAGATTATGAAGATACTAAGAAGGTAGCAGAAGTGATCCTCCCTACTCAGTTTACTGAGAGGAGTTTAGAAGATAGAACTAGTTCTACTTCCAACGATGAGGACGACTACCTAACCAAATTGCAATCATGATACTATGAATAAACTTAAAACTTTCGGTATCTTCCTTATTGCAGCTATTGGCTTTTCTATTGCTGGATGTTCTACATTAGAAGCTATTGGGGATGGAATGGGTGATCTATTCGGTACTGGTGGAAACTATACCGTTGTTGACGCTACCAACCCTAATGCTACTGTAGGAGATCTTATGGCTTCTCCAACAAGCATTCCTAGTACGCTATGGAATGCTGTTTGGCGAGTTCTTATAGGGTTCGTCCCTGCTCTCGCTGGTTGGGAAGCCGTTCTTGCTCTGTTCTTCAGGCGCAAGCGCGAGCATTATGTAAGAGCCATCAAGGCTGCTGTTCCTTATGATGCTAATGTTGATATGAGCGGATTCCTTTCTGGAATTCTTGCGGCTTTAGGTGCCAATCATTCTTCAGAGACTACTAAGGAAACCTGGGAAGAAGAAGAATACGAAGAAGAAGCTTAAAATTCTTCGTTCCCTTCTATAATACAGGGGGCAGGGTTTTTGCCTTGCCCTCTATTTTTATACCTACTATTATGAGTAAATTAAAACTTTTGATCTGTCCTGCAAATGAAGGGGGGTGTAGTTACTATCGTGCCATCGCACCTTATCAAAAACTCTCCATCTTGCATCCCGATAAGGTTGAAATTAGATTCAACAAAAATCCTTTAGGGATGGATGAGACGACAGGTAAATGGAAAGAGGATTGGACCTTTGATGATATGAAATGGGCAGATGTTATAATGACCCAGAACATAGCCAATTGGGGTGGTCCCTATACTGCTAGAGTATGTGGAAAAGCTAAAGAGTTTGGAAAGTTTTTTCATTATGATACGGATGATCTTCTTACCGATCTTTATGAGGGACATAGATTATCTCAGGTCTACAAAGATCGGGGATTAGGGGATATTACTAAATTCATTTATGCTAATGCTGATCTAGTAACAGTAACCCAGGCAAAGTTTGCTGAAAGAATTAAACCCTACATTGGAGGAGTATTAGCGGTTGTAAAAAATGCAATTGATTATGATCTTCCCTGTTGGAATTTACCAAAAATTCCTCCTAGCAAAAAGAGAATAGTAAGGGTTGGTTGGGCAGGAGGGATTCATCATGAAGAAGATGTTAAAGAGTTTGCAGGGGTTCCTCACTTTGTTAATCAAAGAGTAGGACGAGAGAACATTCAATGGGATTTTTATGGTAAGCCTCCTATTGATCCTAATAGTTCTGAGAGGTGGCAACATGATGTCTGGGACAACTACCAAAATATTCTTTTACAGGGATTTAAAGGAGCTAAAAACTGGTCTATCTTTCCAGCCTTTCCTGCTGATAAGTATGGATCTATCTTTGCTAATATGGATATTGCTATTGCCCCTCTTCAAAT